TCAGCGGGTTTTTCAGAGCCTCGCGCAGCATGGTTATACCAAGCCTTTCTTCTGCCTTTTCAGCATCTGTCACCGCTGGAGGGACCGCTCTAACATCTCCATCAATGCTTGCTGGGCTTGCAGTTGCTGTCGCAGGTTTGGCCTGTCCGCTTTCTCCGACTGCTCCAGCATCACGGCATTCAACCTCAGTAGGCGCTGCGTTATTATTGTTGTGTCTGACACTTCTAAATTCTCCGATTGTTCCGATTATATTAACCATTATTCATCCTCCTCAACTTCACCAGCGCCACCGCACCAATCACATTCCTCAATTTTAGTTTCAATAAATCCGACATCTCGGCCACTGTTGTGCGGCATGTAGTAATCAACTTCGCACTCGCCAGCGCCGTTGCATTGTTCACACTCAATCATCACACGTCCCCCTGTGGTCGCGCTTTGGGGCGCAGTGAACACGTTGGCAAATGGCAACTGCCATCTGAGTAGAAAATATGAGAACCAATCTTACCGACTACGGTCAAATCGTTCCGCCAGATAGGCTTCACATTTACTGTGTGGTAATGCGTGGCGTGAACAATGGCTGGTTCAGCGATTGCCTTGGCTGCTACAGCCTGCGCAGTGGCCCATGCAGCGCCTGTGGGGCGCTCTGGAAGGCCGTCACACATGAAACTAAACTGGCAGTCCCAATCCTTGCTGCCACGGTCTTCAGCGACCACTGCACAAACTGTGTCGGGGTACGATACATGATGCTTACGAGCCAAGACGACATCTGCGACGGCACGCTGGCCGTCAAGCGGCTCTGAACGGGCTTCATAGTAAACGGCCATTGCTAGGCAGGTTACAGCAAACATCTTAAAAGCCTCCTGAGAAAAACATCGGGATGGCCAGCAAGGCGATCAAGAATACAAATTCGGCGGTGCGTTCGATAAGATTGTTCATAGGTCTTCCTTGTTTAGTTTGGTTGGGGGCGCGTGGCCCCCGTTTGATTAGGCGTGGAATTTTGCAAGATTGTCCCAATCGTCTGTGAGGGCAAAACTTCTATCGAAGTTGTCGTAAACCATATCGGCGGCAATCAGTGATCCAAACGTGCCTTCGGCCTCTTTGCGGCCCCACCCTGCGTCGATAAGATCATCAACACCAACCCAAACAAATTGGTGTGCTTCTAAATCCGCAAGGTTTTCCCCGCCCATATTTGAAAGGCAAGATTTGATCAAAGCAGTCATCGCGGCGGCTTGGTTTTCTGTAAGTGTCATTGTCGTTCTCCCGATTAGTGGACTTCATTGCCCTTACATACATAACTAACGGCAAAACAAATGCGCGTCAATAAAAAAACAAATGCTTGCACAATGTTTTTTAATTGATATGGTACGCAGAGGAAAAGGAGACTTCAGATGAAGAACGTACAGATTAATATGGACGAGGCCACATACACTGCGGTCAAGCTGTCCGCTAAGTCAAAAGGGCTTACCGTAACAGCTTACATGCGGATGCTGGCGATTGCCGATGCGGCAGCGGCAGGCTACCAAACAGCTCAACCGCGTGCTGACTGATGGTAAACGGGCGCAATAAGGGCGCAGCGTTTGAGCGCGAGGTTGCCATCATGCTGTTCAATGAGATTGGCGTTAGCTTCAAGCGCGACCTAGAGCAGTATCGTGAAGGCTTACATGGTGACTTGATACCAAGCGACCCTGACTTTCCGTTTACGCTGGAGCTTAAACGCTACAAGGACGGCCCAATCGGCGGCCAGACAGCTTGGTGGGCGCAGACTTGTGCCGCTGCCGAGCGTGAGGGAAAAGTACCAGCGCTGATGTATAAGTATGACCGCAAGCCAATTCGCTGCGTAATACCGATGTCTGCGCTGACTGAATGTAACGACGTTTATTTAATTGAAATGGACTTTGAGGCGTTTTGCTTCATAGCAAGGGAGAAAATGGCATGACTGATGACCAAATTAAATCCATTATAAAGTACGCAATTCGCGAGTGGGGTCCGCGTGACGCTGACCAAGGCGTTGCTGTTGCACTTGATGACATTGCAAAAGGCCAAGGCAATGTGAGGGGGATGGCTCAAGCCTTGTTTCTTATTGGGGAATCTTTAGAATCAATCGCCAAAACTTATAAGGATGAAGTCTTTTTTAAGTATAATGGTGAAATCTAATGGAAATGATAACCGCTGACAAACTATCCAACGCCGAATACCACGCCACAGAAGCCATCAGCTCATCCGATGTCAAAGCTGTGTTCGGTAAATCGCTGGCACACTGGAAGCACCGGGCATCGTTCAAGCCAACACCAGCAATGGCCATTGGTACAGCAGTCCACGACATCTGCTTAGAGAACGGCCAGAATATCGTGCGTGGCGGCGCTGACCGTCGTGGTAAGCAGTGGTCGGACGCATTTGCAGACGCAGAGGCCGCAGGTAAGCTGTTGCTGACTGCGGGTGACTACGACTTGGCCATGTCAGTGGCCGACAGCGTGCTAAGCCACCCAGTGGGACGTAAAATGGAGGGCAAGGACACAATCAACGAGGCGTCATTCTTCGCCACAGACCCGTTGACTGGTCTCGACATCAAGTGTCGCCCCGACAGCTACGACCCTGAGACGGGTGCGATATTCGACATCAAGACTTGCCAAGACAGCTCACCACGGGCTGTGGAAGCAGACATTCGTAAATACTCATATTCAATTCAGGCGGCCTTCTATCTGCATACTTTACGCTGCGCAGGTTTTAAGGCTGAACGGTTTATATTCGTCTTCGTTGAAAAGACGGCACCGTTCGCTATTAACGTCACTGAATTGACACTAGATTATGTTGCTTGGGCCGATAGTGCGATGCACAAGGCACTCAGCGACATAAAGACAGCCCGCGAAACCAACGTGTACGAAACGGGCTATTCGACAGGTATCAACATGATTGATACACCACCGTGGCTGGAGCAAGAATCAGCCGACAACGAAGACTTCTAGGAGAAAAACAAATGGCTAAGACAGACTTTAAACCCGTAATGTGTCGTAACGTGGAGTTTCAGTACCCTCGCTTGGGCGCAACTTATAAGTTCAACACCGCAGAAAAGCGCAGCGAGGAATGCCCACCGCGTGCCAACGGCGCTGCATACAGCATTGGCTGGAAGATGGACGCAGAAGCCGCTGGCAAGCTGCACACAGAGCTGAAGGCGCACTATGAGAGCTGCCAGACGAAGGCACCATTCGGCAAGGTGTTCGGCATGTCCAAGAACGATGACGGCACGTTCAACTTCCGTGCAAAGCGTAACGGCACCAACGGCGCTGGCGACGAGAACCCAAAGCCAAAGGTTATTGGCGGTGACAAGCTGCCACTGGCTGACGTAAACATCTGGGGTGGCTCAACTGGCTCAATCAAGGTAACGGCCTACCCAGTGACCGACCCGGACGGCCAAGGTGGCATTTCGTTGCTTATTGACACCGTTCAGGTTGTTCACGCAGTGTACGGTGGCGGTGGCCTAGACGATTTCGAGGAAGTGGCGTCAACAATGTCAGGCGGCTCCGACGCTTCACTTGATGACTTTGGCCCAGCAAAAGCTGCCGACCCGTTCGCTAATATAGCAGCGGCACCAGCGGCAAACGATCTAGGTGACGAAATACCGTTTTAAGTCACCCTAAAAATAAAGAACCCAGCAACTGTGGGAAGCTGCTGGGTTCACTTAGAGAAAAACGAACTGGTCAAAAAGGTCCGCACCATGAGCATAACGAAAAACACACCGACAGACAAGCCAACCATGCTACTTGCGCACGGTTCACGGGACACAAAAGTACACGATAGCACAGCGATGTACGACGGCATCACGCTCGTCGAGATTGGGCGTCTTGTTGAGGCACCGACAGCGTTGGACAAAACCTCCGCCAGTTTTGTCATATGCAGCTCATACCGCGAACATGATGGCCGAAACCACGAGGCGCAACGTCTGAACGGCGAGTATCACATGATGGCCATCGACGTTGACGAGGGCAATCCGTCGCTCAACACGCTTCACAATGCCGTGCAGGACGTAACAGGTAACGCGGCGGCGCTGTACTACTCATCCAGCTCCGCAACTGAGGACAACAAGAAGTGGCGCGTGCTAATCCCGCTGGCCGAGCCGCTGTCGGGCGTTGATTACGCTGACTACCAGTTGGCACTGTTTGAGCAGCTACGCACTAAGCACAACATTACGTGCGATGATGTGCTGTCGCGCACAGGTCAACCAATTTACCTGCCAAACGTGCCAGCG